ACTAAAGCACAACTACTAAAGACTATGGATCGTGATACGTGGATGACTGCAGAAGAGTCACTTGAATACGGTCTGATCGATAAGATTATTACAACTCGCCCTTAAAGATTCCATGAGGGATCTTCGGGTCCCAACTAATTTACTGAGAATACTATGACTAAACAATTTGAAGCATCACCTATCGTTAAGACTCGTCAAGCATGCGAATCATGTGGAAGCTCTGACGCAAGGTCAATCCGTGAAGACGGTTCATCGTACTGCTACTCATGTTCAACAAACTTTAAGGCAACAACTATGGAAGATAACAATGTACAACCAACCACCACTACTCGTGCTACTCGATTTACTCCTGCATCCGTCGATGTTATTCGTAGTTACCGTAGTTTTCCTATTAGCACTCGTCAGATCTCGCAAGAAGTAGTAGATCATTTCGAAGTTAAGATGTCTGTAGACTCTGAAGGTAGACCTGAAGCACACTACTATCCATTCACTAGTAACAATGAGACAGTAGCTTATAAGGTCCGTAAGTTACCTAAGGAGTTCACAATCGCTGGTCAGTTCAAAGATGTAGAACTGTTCGGTCAGAAGCAATGTATCTCTGGTAAGACTCTAGTTATAACTGAAGGTGAGCTTGATGCAATGGCTGTTGCTCAATCGTTCATGCAGAAGTATGGCAAGATCTTCTCAGTAGTATCTCTACCTAATGGTGCTCAGTCAATCAAAGCCTTATTGACTAACCGTGAGTTCGTCCGTAAGTTTGAAACTGTAGTACTTATGTTCGACCAAGACGAGGCAGGCCAAAGTGCTATCGCTGAAGCCGCACGTATCGTAGGAATCGAACGTGTTAAAGTAGCTAAGTTAGTAGAGAAAGATCCGTGTGACGAGTTAGTTAAGCACGGTTACATGAACATCATCCAAGCTATTTGGGGCGCACAGCAATGGTCACCAGCAGGTATCCTAACAGGTGATGTTATCTGGGAACGTTACCAAGCTCGTAAGTCTATTGAATCTATTCCATACCCTAGTTGTCTTGGTGGACTCAATGAGAAGCTAGACGGTATACGTCATGGTGAGATCACATTGTTCACATCAGGTACTGGTAGTGGTAAGTCAACTGTAATCAAGGAAATTATCTTACACTTATTAGAAACAACTAACGATAAGGTAGGTCTAATCTCTCTTGAGGAATCTGTTGGTGATACAGCAGAGAAGTTTATTCAGATGCAACTACGTCGTCCACTACATGGTGAACCAGAAGTCACTGCAGAAGAAGAGAAGGAAGCATTTGATAAAGTCTTTGGTGATGGCCGCTTAGTACTATTAGACCACCAGGGTTCTGTCTCTGATGCATCTCTTACAGATAAGATAGAGTACATGGCATTGATGGGTTGTAAGTATTTAATACTCGATCACATTACTATCGCTGTATCTGAAGGTAACGCTGGACTAACTGGTAACGAAGCTGTTGACAAACTAATGTCTGACCTACTTAAGATCGTTAAACAAAACGAAGTATGGTTAGGGTTAATCTCTCACTTACGTAAAGCTATGGGTGGTAAGTCTTTTGAGGAAGGCCAACTACCTTCTATCGATGACATCAAAGGCTCTGGCTCTATTAAGCAGATCTCATTTGATATCGTAGGCTTTGCTCGTAATCTAATTGCCGAGGAAGAGTATGAAAGAAACACGATCAAACTGCGGGTGCTCAAGTCACGCTTCACAGGCAAGACCGGAGAAGCAGGCTCAGCAGTCTATGATCACGCAACAACCCGACTATCTCAAGGCGAGACAGGATTCAATATCGAAATGTGATAAACTCTATATGAGTATCGCTCATCAGGTAGCTGAACAGTCTCGAGATAAGATTCATAAGGTCGGTTGTATTGTGGTCAAAGACAATAACATTATATCTATGGGGTACAATGGTACTCCAACAGGTATGAGTAACGAAATGAGGGATGAGCATGGTAAGACTTTACCTACTGTGCTTCACTCCGAAGAAAACGCCCTAATGAAACTTGCTAAGACTGGTGGTAGCTCTGATGATGCTACATTGTACTGTACTCATAATCCCTGTTGGGGTTGTAGCAGACTCATCATACAAGCAGGGATTACTCGTGTAGTCTATTCAATAGTCTACGATGAGAGCTCATTAGCATTACTTAAAGAAGCTGGAATACAGGTACAGAAATATGAAGTGGAATGAACAGGTTGAACTATACCTACGGCTCCAGTTTGAGAACAACCAAAGACTCAAGCACGCAGGTTTAAATATTCTTAGAGACAATTGTGAAATAACATATCTACATTTGCAAGACTATATACTAATGACCCATGCTACTATATCTAGTATGGCTGAACGTATTAGTAAGACGCAAGCATCGACTCCTTTAACTAACGTAAGTTCAACTATAGGGCGAGATATACTAATGTCTATTGGTCCTACATATAATCAAGCAGACTGGAAACGGTATCTACAAGTAGGTGATTTAATAATCGAAGCATTCTTCAACAGCGGTTTGTTGGATGTCGTCACTCCACCTATGAGATCCCGTGAGCCTGTGAAGATTGTCATCGACGACCGTTGGCCTACTGATCTACCTGAAGAACCATTGAAGAGAAGTTTACGTGGAACCTTTGCAATCAAACCTAAAGACATACAAGGTCCAACACAACTAATCTCCTATGCTGAACAAGGCTTACACTTCCACAAGAAGATTGTCAAGCGTTGGGATGAGAAGCTAGATGGTAACTTCAAGAAATACCTTAACACTCCTGCGATACGTGCTGTCAATAAGCTACAGCAAACATCATGGACTATCAACTCAAGAGTACTCGATGCTGTACTTAGCGATCCTAGTAGGTTCTATAAGGAAGCTGATAACACTGAAGAGAACTTAAGCAAGCGGATAGACTATGAGTATACAACAGCTAAAGCTACGATCTTAAGTGGTGAAGAGTTCTACACTGCAGCCGACATGGATTACCGTGGACGTATATACTTTGTAGAATCATTCCTAAACTTCCAAGGTTCTGATCTTGCTCGTGGACTCCTAATGTTCTCTAACAAGAAGAAGATAGATGCCAATGGGTTAAAGTGGCTTAAGATACATACTGCCTCCTCGTTCAACCAGAGTTATCCTATTGATGACTTACCGACGTGGTGTGAGGAGAACTATGCAGATCACCTGAGAGCTGAAGGTCTAGACAATATATCTGTAGATAAGATGACGTTAAGAGACCGAGCTAACTGGTGTGATAATAACCGTATGTTAATTGTAGAGACTGCTGAGCGTGGAACTATACATGACTGTGAGAAACCTGTGAACTTCTTAGCTGCTGCTATGGAGCTAACAAATAGATGGGCCAACCCTGACTACGAGTCTGGTTTACCTATCCCAGTTGATGGTAGCAATAACGGATGGCAACACTTAGGTGCTATCTCTAAAGATACACAAACCGGTAAGCTAGTAGGTCTAGTCCCTGTGGGAATCCAAAACGACTTCTATGTTCAGACTGCTAAGCGTCTAATAGAAATCACTAAGGATCCTGAGAGATTAGATATTCTACAGTCGATGCCTATGAAAGCAATCCGTAAAGGTATCAGTAAGCGTGGTTCAATGACTCGAGCTTATTCTGCTGGTGCTCAGAAGATCGCTGAGAATATGTATCAAGACTGTAAGTCTGCTGGGTATACAACTAAGTATGGGATAACTGAGAACCATTGTAAAGGTTTTGCTAGAGACTTAGTTAAAGCTATTGCTGATGTATGTCCAGGTCCACTACATACTATGAAGTTCCTACAAAACATAGCGCAAGCTAAACTAGAAGAAGGATATAACTATCTACGTTGGATAACGCCTTCGGGTTTCCCAGTGGTCTATGAGAACTACCATCGTGATGATGTTAAGTTCGCTAATAGAATCAAGGGAATTAAGAATGCCCAAGGTAAAGTAAAACATGTGATACGCCTAGCCTCACCCTCACCAGATCGACGAGGGTTTATGTGTGGCATATCACCTAACTTTGTTCATAGCCAGGATGCAGCTCATATGCAGATGGTTATAGATCAATTCAGTGAGGACTTTGGTGCTGTTCACGATTCGTTCAGTACCCATGCAAGTGACGTCGAGGAGTTACTAACTATCACTAAGAACGTATTCATCTCTATGTATGACCATGAGAACTACTTTGAAGACATCATCGATAGGTTAGGAGCTACAGCTGAGCAACCTGAGATAGGTCAATTGGAGGTCTCAAAGATTACGGAGTCTGATTACTTCTTTGCATAAGGAAATAAGAGATGCCTCGTTATACTTTAGTATCTTGGGGAGTCGTGAT